AAGGTACTTTGATTGGTGGTATTGTATTACTCATTGTTAATCCTTTATACTTTATTTATATTTATAAGTAGGTTGTAGTCTAGGACTATCCATAATAGAAACTCTCGTAAGAGTCTCTATATAGTTAGTATCTTATTACTTGATAAACAGGAGCAGCTATAGTAATAAAGTTACCAGTAGCTTGTCCCATCTTATCTATCTCAGGTTCAGATGATGTATAAGTTCTATTTTCAATCTCTTGAATTAAACACTCTTCAAGTCCCATCACTGTGTTAAGTGGTACAACTCTTTGTAGGTCCATGTGCATATTAATAACACCAGAGAATACTGTTGTAGCAGCTCTATTCTGTGGGTCCATATTAACAATCTTAACCTTCTTAGGTTCTTTAGCCTTCATAATACGAATCTGTATATCAGTAACCTTACGAGGTTTAGCTACTACTTTCTTAGCTTCTTTAGGTGTTGCCATAAGAGCTTTCTGCTCAGCTGTAAGTTGTTCCATAGCATCAATCTTAGCTTGTAATTTATCTGGACCAATGTTTGGACTGTACTTAACTCCTAAAGAGTCTGCTGTTGCTTTTAACTTATCAATATGATTATTCATTATTGAGTTCCTTTTGATTTGTTTTGTGGATTATACCACATACTAGAGTAGCCCTAAAGCTACTCTGTATAAGGTTAAGCACTATACTTAAATATATATCCCTCTGTCTTAAAGGGGTTTGTACTGTTAGGTTTGCCTCTATTAAGCTTATCTGATGAGTTCTTAATACAACACTCTGAAATGTTCTTATTAGCATTCCTAGATTGCATCTCAAGCTTATCAGCAGCTTGCTGCATAGAGATAAACTTCATAGGTTCACTATCTAAACTCTTCTGAGCAGTAACAGCTTTCTGAGTCTTACCATAAAGGTAATTCTCTTTAGCATGAGCTATATTCTCAGCTCTTGTCATCCACTCTAAGTTACTTATATCATTGTTAGATGGATTTCCATCCTTATGATTTACATCTGTAAGTCCATCAGGATTAGGTAAGTAAGCCATAGCTACAAGTCTGTGCACAAGATAAGAACTTGAAATTCTTTTACCAGTTTCTATACTTGTCCGTGACATACCTACAGTTTGGTCATACTTACCACTAGTATTGCGCTCTCTAGGTTGTACCTCTAAAAACTTATTAGACCTAACAGAGAACACTCTACCATTACTATACACCCTATAAGAGGGAAACCCAGCTATAACTCTACCTTCATAGGAGTCTGGAAACAATTCACTAACAAACAGATGTGGAACTTGATTACGCAGTAATCCTGTTACATCTGAAAGCAGTAAGTAACTCACGTAGTCTTTACGACTACTTTGCAAAATAGTCCCTGAGAGTATATGACGAATCACTCCACTCTCATTGACCTCATAATTTGTAAACTCAGGTATCTTTTTAAACACTTCCATAGAAGTCCTTTATTTTAGGATACCTAAGTATACCTAACCAGAGGTTAGGCTAAGCTTAGTATCACGCAGTTGCGCACACATAAGCACATAAAAGTTTCTCAGGTTGTAAGGCAAGACCTGCAAAGAAATAGTTCATACTAAATAAACCTTTAGTTCCGTAAGTATCTGTATCAGAGATAGCACCAGGAGCTTTAGCTTTAAATGTAATTTGACCTTTACCTTGAAGACCTACAGTTGCATAAGACTCTTTAGTTGGGAAAAGAATTGGATATACATCAAACTTACCACCAGTCTCAGAGTAACCTTCAGTATTAGTAGCTGAATCAGCACCTAGACCTGGATAGCTCATAGCACGATTAGTAAGGATTAAACGAGTTTCTTGGATAGAACCCCACTCACCAGCAGCTAACTTAGAATCATAACCATATTCATGGATAGCACGGAACTCAGCAATAGCTTCAGCATCATAAGCTACATCTGGACCGATAATACCATAGAATGCTTTATTAATTGGAGTAGTAGCAAACTTGTTAGAACCAGTAATCATTTCAGTATTATACTGAGCAAGATTGCTTCTTAATCTTTTAGTAATCTTACGAATTAAATCAAAAGAAATACCACAAGCTTCTCCACCTGTACCCATAGTAGCAATACTTGTAGCAGCACCACCATAAACTCTAACACCAGCAGCACCTAACATACCAAGCTGAGTATCATCATCTTTCATCTCAATACCAAGACGAGCTAGTTTAGTTCTGTATTCCATTTGCATGTCATGGTCAGAGAATAACTGTACTTCATCAGTATAAGAGATATAAGCACCTCTACGAACTAAAGTAGCTTCAAAGTTCTCACGAGTAACACCAACACGGTTAACTCCAGAAGCACCTTCATTAAGTGTAGGCATTTGAGATGTAACATCACCAACAGCTCTAGATGACCCATAAAGGTTACCTCCACCAGTAGCAATAGAAACAACTAAAGGCTCAACATCATTAGCTTTATCAGCAATACCTTCAGCAGTAGCATCATAAGTAGCTTTAGCAGCATCAGCAGCACCTGAAGTACCATAAGCTACATTATTAAATACAAATGAAGTGTTAGAGATAACATTACCTTCACCATCAATACCTTGGTCATTAACATTTGTATCATCTAAGATATGTCTGAATCTAGAGATTCTGAATGTTTTACCACTATTCTTTTGTTGAGTCTTTGCAGATGCAAATCTTCCATAAATTAAATCATCAACTGCAACTTTAACTGCTGCTCTATCGTAGTAATCAACTCTTACATTATCACCTGAAGTTGAACCACCTGCTTTCGAACCATTAGCACCATAAGTACTACCTGTAAAATCTGCCATTATATATTCCTTTGACTATTTATAGTCGTTTAGACTTCTACCAGTAATACGAGCAAACTCTCTATCAAAATCATCTTCACCTAACTTACTTACATCTTTAGAGATATAAGACTTCTTAGTAGGAGCTTTTGATGTTGGAGCTACTTTCTTACGCTTACTGTTTCTGTCTGCTTTCTCAGTAGAACTCTCTCTACTCACTTCGGGTGTATCGTTACCTTGTAGCTGTCTAGCTACTTTTATATATGTATCTAATGTAGCTTCAGTCTTTCCATATAGATTCTGTAACTTGATAACTTCAGGCATTACTTGAGCATATACTCCAGCCTTAACATCCTTATACAGTGATTCCATATTCCCAGCTGAACCAGCAATAGTATCATACATATCCTGAGGCATATTGTTAATAGCACCTTCTACTTGCCCTTTATACTCTATATCAGAGTTTATAGTAGCAACAATAGAAGATAACTCAACATCAACTTCTTCCTTAGAGTAATCATCAGGAATGTAGTCTTTATGCTCATCAGTATCTACATCTAATGGGTCAATACCACTATTAGACATAAGTTTTGCAATAGCTTCTTTGTTACCGTTCTTAGCTTCCACTAGTAAGTTTAAGTCTTCCTCACTCAAAGAGTTTGAAGTTGCTATACTAACTAATTTCTTAACACCAGATAACTCTTGCATTTTTTGAGTATAGTCCATACCCTTTTGAAATCCAGCTACTAACTCATTCATTGTTGCTTTCATCTTCATACCATTGGCTTTAATCTCCATAGGGAGTAAGGCATCCATTGGCATAGAAGTAAAGTCAAATGCTTTAGTATCTTCTTCCTCATTGGTAGAGTCCTCAGTTTTACCTTCAGTATCCTCTATCACCTCTCCCTCGTCAGGTTCAGGTGTAGAATCTTCTTCTGTATCTTCAGGTTGTTCTACTGTAACATCATCCTCAGAATCCTCTTCAGGCTCTTCTTCTGATGTTTCTTCATCGTTATCTTCTGAATCACTTTCAGTGGGTTCAGGAGTCTCTATAACCTCTTCAGGTGTATCGTCTGAATCTTCCTCATTAGGAGTTCTCATCATATCATCAAAAGCAGCATCAAATGCTTCATCACTTAGTGTATCTACATCAGGGAGTTCTTCATGACTACTCATCTAAAGCCTCCTGTTCTGCTTCCATAGCTTCAAGTTGTTTTACTAACTCAACTCTAGTCTCAGGATTATCTATCCCTGCTGTAGTCTTAACTAAGCTCTCTAACCAGTTATCTAAATAACCTTTAGCAACTATCTTATCTACAATGATTTGTCTATCCTCAACTACTCTTTTATTTACTGAAGTGTTCTTCAATAAATCAGATAGCCTATGATAGTCATCTTCAAGATAACCCTCTACTACGATTGCTTTAAAATCTTCATTATCTAATAATCTCATAAGAGCTTTACGTTGCTCTACTGCTTTATCAAACTCTACTAATGATACTTCTAACTCTGTTGGTTGTTCGTTGCCAAAGATTTGTTTACCTGAAACTTCTTCTAACATTTGAATCCTTTATATGGTTCGACTTACGACTCTAAACTGTTCTGCGAGGTTACTCTATACGAATGTACTGTTATTCATTAAATGAGTCATCTCTGTATAAGTGATAAACTCTGAAGACTCTTGAGATGAATATCCTGCACTCATGTAAGCAGGTCTAGTAGTCATCTCTGTACTAGTTAAAGCTACACCACCACCAGCTACAGGTCCAAGGTCTAAGTTAATAGTTCCACCTGCATCAGTAATAAGAGATACAGCATCTTCCCATGTAGCTACTTTATTACGTCTATTCTGTGTACCTATACCTTCTACCCACGATGGTAGTGTATAAACCTTAGAGGTTTTAACTGGGTCTACAGCTATAGTAGCTGCTGGTACATCTTTCTTAATAAGAGCTATTACATCTAATAAAGTAAGTACTCTTGACACCTTAGAAGGTGTACCTATAATTACAGAATGCTTATGTAATTTATTTTTATTTACTAAATGAGATTTTGTATATTCTTGCATTTTCTTTTCCTTTTATTTTAAAATTGTAGCATAACTTATGAATTGGTCTTTTGCCTGTTAAGCATACCTTGATTCATATCTTTATTATTTTGCTCTTTCATTGCATCTGCTACATCCTGACCAGACTGCTTTCTAAGGAAGTCTAAATCAGTTGTGTCAGCATCACTGTGAGTCTTACGAGACTTAGCTCTCTCGTTATCTGCCTTAGCTGATTTAAGTTCCATATCTACTTGATTTTCTCTAGCTCTTGATTGTCTCTCCATAATCTCTGCTTCTAGTTTTTGTATCTCTAGCTCTTCTCTTTTTTGAGCTAATGGATTAGGTTGAGGTTGGTATTCTTTTATCTGTGAAGATAAGTCAGGCATTCGTTTAAGCTTAGCTATCTCACTAAGGATTAACTGAGTCATCTCAAATGGTAGAGTTGGTCCCATAGTCTGTAACATAAAAGATAAATCATTAGCTTTCTCTACATCAGTAGCTGGAGTAGATACAGTAATATCTATATCAATGTTACCATAAAGGTCATCTCTTCGTATAGTTACAAACTCATTATTAGTTATTCTAATTATCTGCTCATCATCTAAAAATACAGCATTCATACTATGCCACTTACGGAATAGAGGAATAAATAGATTCTCTTTTAGATTACGAGATATATCTATCTCTCTACGCTCTGTAGCTCCAAGGATACCACTAGCAGCTGTAGCACTACTACCAAGAGCAGAAGCTCCACTTCTACCATTAGGGATAACACCAGATATAGAAGATATCTCATCTGATACACTTTGGTAATAGTTCATAGTAGAGTTAGGGATATCAGCAAACTGACCTACCCAGATGTTAGCAGCTTCTCCCATATTAAACTCGAAGTCTTTACCCTCTTTAAATCTCTTAGCATTGATAGGGTCTAACATACCTTTAGGATAACCTTTCTGACCTTGTGTCCCAGCATCAAGAGTATTGTTCATAGCTCTTTTAATACTAGTTTTGATTCTTTGGTCTACTGATAATAAATCAGCATTAGCTGTACCATTAATACTAAATGGTTCACTATTATATGCACAAGAAATAAATGGTATCTGTTTGTCAGGATAAGGATTTTCCTCTAATCTAATAACTGTATTACCTACCCATACACATACAATAGCCTCAGCTATTCCATCATCGTTTAAATCATAATTACCCCAGTACTCATAAACCTCTAACTCTTGTCTAGGCTTATCTTGAAAAGAGAAATCATTAGTATCTCTTTTATCATAATCATCAGCTTCACCAGTATATGGCATAGAAGAGTTAAGAGCATCTAACTTATTAAGGTTCTTATATAATCCAGAAGATTTAAGTTTAGAGATATTAGACATATATCTTTGTACTACAAATTGAGCATTAGATATATCACCTATACATGTAGGGTCTATGTATAGCATAGAATTATCACATACTTCAGCAGTAGGTCTATTCTTGATAAGCTTAGTAACAGTAACCATCTCTGTGCCTACTTGTATCTCTTGAGGTACTAAGCCTTGAGGTCCTGGTACAAGAGTAGTTTCCATCACTGGTCTCTCTTCTTCTACTTCTCCCTCTTCAGCTTCCCAAGCTACTTTAGCTACAACGATACCTTCTCTCTGCTGTACTTTATAAGCATCAGATACAAAGTTATATCTAGGGAAGTCTCTACAGAATTGGTAGTTAAGTAATAACTCTGCTTGGTCAGAAGTAGGTCTATCCTCTTCTGTAACAGGATGAGTATCTACTAACTCAGGTCCAGATACAAATGGGTCAATAATAGCAGAGTGTTGTTGCATATTAACCTTTTTAATATCTCTACTAACTAAAGTAGATTTACCCTTCTCCTCATTTCCATAAGGCTCACCATTCTCTTCAGCAATCCATGTACTACGCTTATCTGCCCAAGTATCATGGTAATCTTCTGAAGAGGTATAATCATTCTTAAATATAGCTAATATCTGTTTCTCATTTAATGGCATATCTATTTCCTTATTTGTAATTGTATCATATTTATTTTATACTAAATCTCTAGGGCTTTGCCCTTGCCTTAATTGTATATGGTGATATTCAGCACTATTCTCTATCATAATCTGTTGTGTTCTTGTTATAGCATCTATTGTCTTGTTAGTGTGCTCAAGGTCTCTCATCACTCCAACATTCTTTGTAGACTTAGCTATAAACTCTGCAGTATGTATACCATCTAACTCTTCTGCCTTATCTTTATACTCTTCATTAAATTCTTTATTTTCATGAGCATCTGCATAAGCTACAACCTTCTCAACCATTCCAAGAGCATTTCCAACCTGACCAACAGTT